GAACGCAGGATCGAACGCGCCGAGCACCGCTTCCAGGTAGCGCCGTTGAATTAGATCGTCGCGTTTGCCGTTGGAAAAATGGGGAAGGCTAGCTTCTGACGATTTCGGATCTGGGAACACGCTGGGTTGATTGGCTCCCTTATCGACGGCGGGGCAGCCGACCTCGGTGAGCCAGATCGGTTTCGACCTTGGTATCCACGCCGTTGAGTTGGCGAGTTCTGCGCCACCGACACGCTCACGGTGCGGCTGCGACCAGAAATTCCAAAGGTCTTTCTGGCGGAAGATCCAGGGTTTGCCGAGTCCGTCGGAGATTGTGCTTCTCGTCTGGGCATTCCGTGCAGCGTCGTCGGCGTAAAACCATTCGTAACCCTCACCGCCTGCAAGATTACCAGCGAGATATGCCAGGCGATACGGATTGTCGGTCAGCGTTCTATCGAGCTGATTGCTGGCGCCGCGCCAGTCGGACAGCGGCGCGTAATAGTCGATGCCGATGACATCGATCGAGGGCGAAGCCCACAATGTATCGAGAGGAAAGCGCACCTCATTGGCGGCAGCATCAACCACATGCGATCCGTATTCGGTCCAGTCGGCACCGTAGGTCACGGCAGTACTCGCACCGACGATTGCTTTTACATCGGCCGCAAGCGTGGCCAGCTCGTCCACCGCCGGATAAACGCCGGACGCCGAACGGACGCGGGTGAGCGATTTTAGTTCTGAACCGATCAGAATCGCATCGACACCGCCGGAATTTGCCGTCAGCGAGGCGTAATGCAGAACCATCTCACGATAATTCCACTGGTCGGGGCCACCGCTGAAAAATGTGCTGATCTGCGTTGCCGCACCAGTAGTCCCGTCGGGCGATCCACCCCGCCCTGGTGCCGGATCACAAGTGATGCGGCCGCGCCAGGGATAGGCCGGCTGCGAGGCTGTACCTGTCCATGGGTCCTGCAGCGTATTGCCAGCCGGAATATCCATCATCAGAAAGGGATACAGCGTGATCTTGAGGCCACGGATTTTAAGTTCAGCAATCAGATCACGGACGCTTTGATCGGATGGCGTACCGCCAAAGGCCGGACGGCCGTTCACACCGGACACTAGATGCGCCGTGGCTCGGTCCAATCCGGCGACCGACCACGTTCCGCCGTAAGTCTGCTTCTGGCGATTATCGACCCCGGGCATCACCCGGCATTGCTCGCAACGGAGATCGGTGCCGAACCACGCCACGACGATCGCAACGCGTTCGACGTTCGGAGCGACAGACTGCAATTCATCGAGCGAGGCGATGACGTCCGACGGCGCGTATGTAATATGTCTGTTCTCAGGCGCCGATTGGCCCGGGCCGAGCGTCTGCACCACTGTTTCTGGTTCGTAGCCGAACTCGGTCGCGCCGGGAATAAGCGTGACGGCGCGCACCATCTGTTCAAGCCGACCTACCGGGCGCAAGATCTCGAACGACATTTGCGGAATGCGGTTGCCAAAATTCGCCAGCGGCAGCCGTTCGAACACGACATAGGCGAGGCCTCGATAGGCCGGCGCATCGCCTTCCTTGGCGACGATCAACGGATCTGGCGTCTGCATTTCGTCGCCGGTGTATGTGCGTATCGTCAACCCGAACAGGTCGAGCGGCTTGCCGTCGGCCCACACGCGCAACACTGCGCCGATCGGACCTTCGCACAGGCCAACCGCAAGATTCGCAAAGTACGAATAAGTGGTCGTGTTGGTTGTGACGGTTGATCCGCCGCCCATACCCTTGCCGCCACCACTCCCTGCAGTCTGCGACGTGGTGGCTACCACCTCTTCGAGGTTCGTCGCCCACATTACTTGCCCCGAAAGACGGGCGCGTCCGTAGACGCGTGGTATCGGCGCGCCTTCCGTCGAGGCCATCACCTCTAGGTCTGCGAGGCGCGGCCCTTCCTGTGAAATTTCGCGCCGACTCGCGAACAGCGCGCGATCAATGGCATTGCCGGCAAGCGCGCCGACCAGACGGCCGGCGATTGCGCCCGCCGGGCCAAACACTGTATTGCCGGCGGCAGCGCCGGCGGCTGAAAGAACGAGGGCAGCCATTACCTGATAACTCCGGGAAATTTGAATGCGTAAGCCAGACGCCTTCGCCACCACGGCGCGATGGCGACCTCCGCAACGGCCGCCCCATCGTGCGCGTGCACCATCAGGTTGGGCGTTGTGACGATGGCCGAGTGTTTGGCGGGCAGATTCGTACGCCAGCGGAATAACAACACGTCGCCGGGGGCAATGTCGGCTAAGGGAGTCGCGATCAGGTGACGTGCCGCCGCCTCCGCCAACGACTCATTCCCCGTCGCCTCGGCCCAATCGGGAGCGTAAGGAGGTGCACGCTCAGGCTCTTCCCCGATAACAGCGCGCCAGATACCGCGCACCAGCCCGAGACAATCGCAACCGACCCCTTTGAGCGAAGCCTGATGCCGGTAGGGTGTACCAATCCAGCGTCGCGTTTCCGCGACAATATCCTGCCGAAGAACTGACATGGCTCAACCCTGCCGGCTCTTGCCGTCGTTGCCTGGCTGGCCTTGGACGGGATAGCTGACGACGAAGTCGTTGCCGGGAATGTGCGGAAAGCCGCGGAAGTTGACCACGTTGTTGAAACGGTCGTGGCACGTCTGGAATTTCTTGTCGCAGCCCGCAGTGACGGCGAAGATATCGCCGGCGGTCACAGGCTCCGGCAGCGCCTGCCAGAGTTCGAGGGTGACAATGCTATTCTTGCGATGCACTTTAACCTCAACGCTCAAGCCGGCATTGGCGCCGCTTGTGAATGTGAGTTTCCCAGCTGTGAACCAAGCGTCTTCGAAACCATCGAGCCCGCTTGCTGTGAAAGCCGCTGTTGCGTTGAGCGCGGTCACCACACCGCTGCCGTGAAAGCCGGCAGCCGCGACATCAAACTTGCAGCGGGCATCGCCAAGATCGGCCGGGCAGGTCACGGTATAAAGTCGTCCGCTGTCCTGTGACAGCTGTTCGCTGAGCCCGCGTATTTCGGCCATGAATGCTGCGCCCTCGCGGCTAACCTCGCCGAGAGTGCCCCTCGCCAGGAGCACGCTCAGATCGGGTTCCGTCCAATCGGTGAGCCACAAATCGACGACCGCCGCATCGTAACGGCCGGCGGCGAGATCGGCCTCGTTAAGTGTATCGTCGGCCAGCGCGCCGGAAATCTCGGAACTATCGACAGCGAGGCCGAGCTTTTGCGTCGCTTCGCTGCCCGACAACCCGCTGCCGGCGCGACAGGGCACTGAGCCGAGTGCGACATCCTCGTCATGGTCAGTGAAGCCTTGAATTACGCCGTCAGAGCGCTCGATGATCCAGCAGCGGCACAAAGTCGTGACGCCGGAGTCGAGCTTGGCCTGAAGCGCAGGAGGAATCACTCTCATGGCCGAATCTCCACGAGCGGAATTTTGGGGATAGCGCCGGCCGCAAAAGCGGAGAGATCCATCTCGAGATAGTCGGTGTCGAAACGCACCGGCACATCAAACAGGAAGCCGGCTGTAATGGCCGCGCCGCTCGCCGGAATGTGGCCCGGGAGGAAATTGATCACGCCTGTTGTTGTATCGACGTTGAATCCGGCCCCCTCTTCCAGCTCATTTTCCGCCACAGCAATGCGCACGCTGTCGGGAACGGGCTTCGCAATCGGCCGCCGGTACGGTGAATAAAGCGCACCATAGATCTTGCCGAGCTGGAACGTCCCGGTGACGCCGTCTCCTGTGCCGATGACCTGGTCGGTCGGCGCAATCGCACGCCCCGGAGCGGTCGAGGAATGGTCAAGCCGGTCGCGCCAGCGGAAACCGTATAGCCTCCCTCGTCGCTCCTCAAAAAAGGCGAGTACGTGCGACAACGCTTCGAAAGTCTTCACGCCGTAACCCGCATCGTAATGTCTGCGGGAATGCGTCCATCGCGCGTTGCGTTCTTCGGCGCCCGAGCCGAGCAAAACTACATCCGTGCGACGTTGCGGACCGCCGGCACTTTTCAAGGAGATGTCGAGCGGAAACAAAACTTCGTGGAACGCTGTCATTGCTCAAAACCCACGCTGGCCGCGCGCCACTGCGCGGGCAATTTGGCCCGTGACGTAGGCTTCCGAGCGCCGAAAGCTTTGCGCATCGGCGGTCGCGATGTGGACCGTGACATTTGTCGGCTGCCCCGCGCTCATGGCAACGCCTAGCCGTCCATCGGAACCTCGCGTCAGCGGGATGATTGCTTCGGGTCCCGCTTCACCAGCGAGCCCAAGGCCACCCTGCGAAAGTGGAAAATAGGTCGGCGCACCGATTACTCCGCCCGTTGCGAAGGGAATAGCCCGCCTACTCTCGGATGAGTCACCTCCGCCGGCGAACAGACCGTCGAAGAGCTTGCTCAGGCCCCCAGCCAGGCCTTTAGCGACAGGGTTGACTGCTTGCGTGACGGCCATGCCGGACAGCCGTAAGGCAAGTTGCTTGAGCACATCGTCGAACTGTTTACCGCCGGCTGCTGCGTCCGTGAAAGCCTTGCTGATGGCTTTGGCGAATACCGTCGTGCTGACGCCCAGCATCCTGGTGCTGTCGCGAACCTTGTCGACCGTCTCAGGCAGAAAACCGGGTAAAGAATTGTCAGTGGAATCAAAATTATCGATCATCAGGATATCTCTTCATCAATTTGGTAAGTGCACTTCTATCGAGCGGTGCGCCGAGGCCGGTGACCGCCTCAATGGCGTAGGCGAGTTCGCGTGGCGTCATGCGCCAGAACTGTTCGGGAGAGAGCCGCAGCACACCGAGGCCAAAGCCGATCGCCTGCTTCCAGGGAAACGGCGTCATCCGCTCGCCTCGCCGAAAGTGGCGGCAATCAGCGCGGCTGCGACGCTGACATAGCCTTGCGCGCCGCCGTCGATCGCCATGGCGGCAACCTCGTCGTCGCTAACGCCCTCTCCGGCCCCGCGCAGGCCCGCGCCGATGATGCGCGTGAGATCGCGCGCCTTCATGCGGCCAGCGCCGAAACGTTCGGTCAGCGCAACCAGGTCGTCGGCCCCAAATGCATCTTCGAGTTCGGCCAGTGCGCCGAGCGTGAGCACCAGACGGCGGCGCGCACCGCCGATTTCGGCCTCGATCTCACCACGGTGACGATTGGCCATGCTATGCCTCCGTGAAGATCAGCTCGCCGGCAGATTCGAGCGACATGTCATAGGTCACTTCGCCATTATGCTCGCCGGCGATTTCCAGGCTCGTGATCTGGAAAGGACCCTGCACAGTTCCAAAATCCGGGATAACAATCTGATGGCTGACAACGCTGCCATCGAAAAATGCCTGCCGCATCAGCGCGTCGCTGGTAGCGTCCTTGAACAGCCCGCGGCCCGATACCGATGCGCGTTTGATGCCGGCTCCGTCGAGCAGTTCGCGCCAGCGATTGGCGCTTTCGGCGTGCGTGATATCGACCGTTTCAGTGTTAAATGCGAGACGGCGCGTGCGCAGGCCGGCGACCGTTGTGTATCCGCCGCCGCCCGCGATCTTCACGAGCAGGTCCTTGCCTTTTTGAGCAGTCATTTATGTTGTCCTTTTTCAGTTAATTCTGTGCCGAGCAGCGAACGTGGACGCTCGCACTCGATCAAGTGGCTTTTGTTGTTGAGATAGCGCGTTACCCGCGCGGCAATTTCAGTTCACGGCGGCGTAAACGCGGCGTGCGACGAAACACACGCAGCTGGCACAAAGTGTGCCGCTACGCACAGCCCTGTCTGCCTAAAAGCGGACACGCTGCGCCGAACGAAATGGCTCAGCTGCTGCGTTGCAGTTCGTAACCTATGGACCTATGGCCGTGTGACCAAATTACAGGCTGTCGCACGGATGGGCGCGATCACCGTGTCACGGAGGAATAGGCAACGGTGGCAGGGGATGCGGCTCCGAGCGGGGCACTGGCGTAGACGATAGCTGCGTTGCGGGCTCCGGCGGCGTGCGTGGCAGAATGGGAGCCGCACGCAATTGAGGCGGGGCTGCGGTCTTCTGCCTGGTGGTCTGCTCGCGCGTCTGCAGTTTTGCGATATTTTGGGCCATCTGTTCTTGCTTCGCTGCAAGCTGCTGTTGCTTGGCAACGAGCTGCTCAAGTTGCTGTTGTGCGGCAGCAAGTTGCTCCTGCTTGGCGGTAAGCTGCTCTACCCCGCGGCGCACGAGGGCGAGATCCTGCACCATCGCGTCGAGCTGCTTCGCCAATTCAGGAGGAGTTGCAGACGCGCTGGGCGCTGATGCGGTTTGTGTAACGGGTCCCGATTGCGGAAGCGCCGCGCCTGGTGCCGATACCTGAGCGGAAGGCGCAGAACTCCGCTGCCCGGCCGCGGCGTCAACATCTTTGGGCGACATCACGGTCCAGACACCGTGAGACTGCCAGGCGAATGTACCCCCGACACCGACCAAAGCCGCTATGAATAGGCCGGCAAGAACGAGGACGATCTTTCGGCCAATCGAGGGCTTGTCGCTCGCAAACGGTTCGAAACTGGAGGAACGAGGAGTAACGCAGATTGACGGTTCCGTTGCCTGCAGCCCGGCGGAAAAGTCAGAATCTTCGTGACTATTTTCGACATGCTGATCGGATGAATCGCGTTCCCTGACGGCCAGGTCGGACGCCAAGGCCTCGAGCTGACTCATTAACTTAAAAGTTGTCGCCGAGGGAGCCTGTGCGGTCTGAATGGCAGGTGCTCGTTGTTGTGCGTCATCTTGCTCAGGCATCTGAGCGGTAGGCGCCGGGCATGTTTCCTCGGCCGCGATGTCGATGCGCTGCGATGAGTCTGTCGGATCGTTCATTGACTCGCCGTGTCGAGCGTTCGCCGCTATCGGCCCGGGCACAAGGGGCACAGTATCGTCTCTATGATATTGCTCGTTGAACAGACTCTGTGAGGAAACCAT